ATAATGTAGATAATTACACTAATTAGATTCATTAGGATAATGTAGATAATTACACTAATTAGATTCATTAGGATAATGTAGATAATTACACTAATTAACATTAATTAACTTCATTAGATTTACTGGCACTCACAGCCAATTTATCGGCCATATGATTTCCATACCATATTTTATATAGTTTTGAATTTTTATCTTTTGGTTCGTGACCATGGGCTTTTGTATGTATAAATTCTATTGAATATGTGTTATAAAGATTGTACAGTTCAACCATCAGATCTTTATTTTTAACATCGCATTTCTTCTTTTTAAATTTGTCGTATTTTTGCCAATTGTTTTTTGACCAATTTATAGCCCATTTTGTTATTGAATTCACTACATATTCACTATCACTATAAATATTTATATGCGGTATTGGATCTCTTTTAATAATAGTATTTATTCCAATAATGCATGCCTTAAGCTCTGCTATATTATTTGTTATTTTTCCTTCTAGTTTTTCGCTTATGCATTCTTCAGTATCTTCTATATATACCCCCATACCTCCAGCGTGATACTTATTTTTTTGTCCATTATTTAGTGATGAACCATCTGTAAAAATATTGACACTACCTTTTGGATTAATTGAATTAATTGGATTAATTGATTTTTTAGAATTCTCACTATGAGATGGAGATGGAATAATATTAAAGTATTTTCGTATATCGCTCATACTTATATATATGAATCTTTAAATGTATTTAAGTAGTAATCACTACTATTTATATATGCTAAACCTTTATTAGTTAAATTATTTAGTCCTGACTTACATGACTTTACTCCTTCTTTAACATTTGATGAATACAAAGCTCCTAATGTTGGTATTGAACTATCTAAATTAGGTATAGATATATCTGTTTTATTAGGAGTGGTTGTAGGCAATGGACCAGGTTTATATGTATAATCTAAGCTTTCTTCACAAGTTGTATGAGTAGGAGCACATGCTTTAGTAATATCTGAATATACAAATCCATCTGTATTTAGTGATTTTAATTTTCCCTTTAAATCTGATAAATGTCCTGAGTTGATATAATATTGTTTCCAATTGTTTTGGATTTTAGAAATATTTTGGATTTGTTTAATTGCATTACAATCTGGTTTTTGTTTTTCAAGTTCACTATATAATTCACCTATTTCTGTATCTAATCCTGTTAGGGTTCTTTTATAATCTTCTATATCATTAAAGTTATCTTCTGGTTCAGGTTTATGTTCAAAATCTATAATTATTTTTTTTAATTTTTGTAATAAAGCTTTATTTTCATTTTCTAATGTTTCAATTTCATCATTATTAGTTTCTTTAACTTTATCTTTTATTTTTTCTCTTTGGCATTGAGTATCACAGTATGATTTTGATTCATGACACTCTTTTCCTTCTTCATCACAAGTAGTTTCATAAACTATTTTATCTCGGTTAATGTAATCTGGAAATTGGTTTAATTCGGTTAATGAATTGTAATCTATATTTTGTAGTTCTTTTATTTTGTTCCAATTGGCTTCATATTCTGAATTAGCTTTTATATACTCTGGAGAATCATAAATTTCATTCAAAGCATTTTTTATCTTTTTATATTCTACTTGTTTATTTAATATTTCTGATTGTGTACCACTTCTTTCGTCTGTTCTATCAGGTTTTTTACTTGACATTGTATATATTCGTTTAATATTGGCATCATAAATCTGTTTGAAATCAGATGGCAAATCTGATGGATAGGATGGATATGTTTTATTACCATCATTATCATATAAACTGGTAACAATGCAATTATGCTTTATTTCAACAGCATTTAATTTAGGAAGGACTATGATATTTATATGATTTCCATCAAGATTGCGTTTATCTAACATATTGAGTAATATCCAATTATAGGGATCTTTAGAATCTTCAGAACCGGCGTTTTTTTTTAAAAAGTCTATATCATTTTCAACAAATTCTTTGATTTTAGTTGATGGATTATTAAGAGCAGTTTGCGTTGGTTTATTAGAAACATGCTGATATGCGTTGTATAAATTATTTTTGTAATCTACATTAATAATTTCTTTAAGGATGTATTTGTTGGTTTTGTTACTATTTATGAATCGTAAAATATGATTGTTAAAATAATCATAATCAATATAATTAGTTACATTGTCATAATTAACAATGTGAATTACTATATTCTTAATACTTGATGAAGTTGTCATAGATTGGAATGTATCTAACTTTGGCAAACTTTTAATATAAAATACAAAAATAATTATTAGTATAATTAAAATAATTAATTTCATTAAATTATTAATATATTTATTTTTTTTTCTATGCTTATATTATAAAAATATGAATAGTATAGCATTATTAAATGTTGGTGGTATTAATAACAATTAATTAGAATATTGAGCTTTTAGCAATGAAAATAGACAAAAAAGAAAAATATACAGAAGATACCCAAGAAACCTTCAACGCTAATAGAATACCTAATAAAAATTATCCATTTGACCATCAAGCAGTAATATTATCTAAAGTAGTCAAAATGGGTGGTGGCCGTAGAATGCGTTCAAGAAGAAGCCGAAGACGAAGCGGACGAAGAACCCAAAAACGAAACAGAAGTCTTAGAAAACGGAGTAGTCTTAGAAAACGGAGAAGTCTTAGACGAAGACGAGGAAGAAGATCTAGAAGAATGTAAAAAAAATTCAATAACATTTAATCCCATTCACTACCATAACTGTGATCACTATTATCACTATCATAATTAATATAATCTTTCTTGCAATAATCTACAATCATTGTTCTACACATAGGGCAATTGGGTTTGTCAATATTTTTAATTTGGGATTTGACCCATGATTGGAGACAGTCTTTATGATATACATGACCACATCCAAGAAATACTAAATCATTTTTCTTTAATTTAAATTTTTCTAAATTTATTGGTTCTAAACAAATAGAACAATCAAGTTGCTCTTTTTTATCAATTTTTGAATGATTATTAGTATTCAGTGTAGTAATATATTTAGCACTAAGGGTTCCATTAAATATTGGTGCGTTCTTAGATTCTTTCCATACTTTATATTTACTTTTGTAATTTTTACATTTTTCACATAGAAAATCATATAGATTACACGAATTTATCCCCACCATTGCAATAAATAATAATATTAATGGCCCTAATGGTATCAACAGAAATATTAATGAATTAGCATTACTTTCATCATCATCATCAGTACTATTACCTTCATTATATACAAATTCATCTATGTATCTTCCAGTAATAATTGAACCACTGCCTGAACCACTAAAATTATCGTTGTAAAATGGAATGCTTGGCATGTTGTTAGTAAAGAGCAGGAATGTAGAACTGTCACAATAAATAAAGAAATTTAAAGTTTCAATTTTGTCAAATGCTTATATTATAATAGTTTAAACAACATCTATTTTATTATCTAATTTACAACTTCCTCGGAGACAAAATGTTCCTGTATATAGCAAACATTTTTGTAAAAGATATAAGAATAATATAGGTGCTACAATTACAAGCACATAAACATACGATTCAGTTTTTTCATTATCGTTATAGGTATAATTCATTACATTAAATAGAGTATTAATTACTTAATTCAATTTTTATAGTATATATTTTCAACATAAGAGAAAAGTATTTAAAAAAATTAATATCAACTAATAATAATGACATCTAGCAAAAGACCCACTTGGGACGAGTACTTTAAAGAGATTGTATCAGTGACAGCTAAACGTTCTTCGTGTGAAAGATTAAATGTAGGGTGTATATTAGTGAAAGACAATAGGATTATAGCACAAGGGTATAATGGATTTCTACCAGGATGTCCTCATAAATCTATTGTGCGAGATAACCATGAACAAGCCACAGTCCATGCAGAACAAAATACTATAGCAGATTGTGCCAAACGAACTGTTAGTTGTGATGGTGCAACCGCGTTTATTACACATTATCCATGTTTAAATTGTACTAAAATATTATTGGCCGCTGGAATAAAAGAAATTAAATACATTAATGATTATAAAAATGATAATTTAGTATGGATTATAATAAACCAAAGCAATGTTAAAATAATTAAGTTATAATCATTTAAAACCAATTAGATAAATATATTTACTCAAAATGAATAAATATGTGCTAGAATATGTTTGGCTAGATGGGGATTCAACCATGCGGTCTAAAACAAGAGTAATTACTTTAAAAGAAGATATGAAAGAATATAAACGAATAACTATTAATAGTATTCCAAAATGGAATTATGATGGATCTTCAACAAAGCAAGCATTCGGTTCTAATTCGGAAATAATTTTGAACCCATGTGTATTATACAAATGTCCATTTAGAATGAATGATTATAGTTATTTAGTATTGTGTGATACATACGATACTGAAAATAATCCGTTAAATAACAGTCATAGGATGACCGCTAATAAAATTTTTGATTTGTACAGAGAGCAAAAGCCATGGTATGGCATCGAACAAGAATTTTTTATGATTGATAATGATACAAAAACAATGCTAGAAATTAAAGATTTAGATCAAAGAGGATTACATTATTGTGGTGTTGGATTAAACTCTAAAAGCCGTATTATAATGGATGAATTGCTTGATGCCTGTTTACATGCCGAATTAACCATTTCTGGAATAAATGCCGAAGTAGCAGAAGGTCAATGGGAATATCAAATTGGTCCTGTTGAAGGAATTCATGCTGGAGACCAAGTGTGGATTTCAAGGTATATTTTACTAAGAATAGCTGAAGAGTATAATGTAACAATTGATTTTAGCCCAAAACCAATTAAAGGTGACGTAAATGGTTCAGGATGTCATACAAATTTTAGTACCCTAGAAATGCGAAATAAATATAATGAATCATGTAAAATGACTGGATTAGAAGTCATTAATAAAGCAATACAAAGTCTAAAAGCTAAACATAGCGAACATATGGAAATCTATGGTCATGGAAATAATTTACGTATGACCGGGACTTGTGAAACATCAAGTTACACTAATTTTAGTATAGGTGTTGGTTCAAGGGGGTCATCTATTAGAATTCCTACTGATACACTTAAAAATGAATGTGGTTATTTTGAAGATAGGCGGCCTGGATCAAATATGGATCCTTATTTGGTAACAAGTAAAATAATGGAAACAATTAATTAAATTATTATCAACTAACTCGAACTACAATTAACTATATTACATGCCATATCAACTAATTCATGTATTCTTGGTGTATATGGTGCAACTATATTTAGTATATAATTTATTCTAACTACATATATTAAATTCGCTATATTCAATAATAGTATAAGAAATAATGTTAAATAATGTAATGCTGATTTAGCTTTATCTTTACATGTTTTACGTCTTAACACAATATGGTTCTCTTCATTATTTATTAATAGTTGTTTATTTATATCCATCTTAAATAAATATTATCATGTTCTTTTTAAATAAAAAAAAAACTTTTTAGAAGAAACTTTTTAGAAAAAAAGGTTGACCAAAAATAAAAAACAAAAAAGCTTAAAAGTTAAAGTATAAATATCTACTAATTATGGTTCCTAACATTTCAATTTCTCATCCACCATTAGTAAATACAGATCATATAGATAAAAAAACAAACAATAAGTATTTATGGTGTACTTTATTAGGAATAGTAATAGTATTAATAATATTTAGTATTATAATTACTTTTGTTAAAAAATAAAATTAAAATTAAAAATATATTTAGTAATTAAATGGCATATGATAGTGTAAATAAAAAGGCATTTGAATTATTTTTAACCGATAAAAAGAAAAAGATAAAGAAATCTCTAAATATAGATAATAAAATGTTAGGAATAAGTAAAATAGACAAAAAATCAGATTATATTATAATTAAGGCAATCTATTTGTGGAATAATATGACGCGTGAGTATCAACAAAAATATATAGATCAAGTAAAAGACAAAATGAATGTAATCTATGATTTAAGAGCCTTATAAATAATTAAATAATAAATTAATTAGCTTACCATTCTAATTCTTTATAATCATTATTAAAACATCCTGTGCACAAGGTGTTAAAATTAAATGATATCTTTAACTAATTTTTTGTTTGTTAATAATATAATGCAATGTGTAGATTATGATACTGAAGCTGAATGTGAAGAACATTGGATATGGGATGCATCAGCATCAAACGGACAATTAAAACGCCCATGCGAATGGTTTGATAAAAAATGTATTCCAAAAAATATAATAAAAATAACTTCAAAGAAATCAACGAAATCAACGAAATCAACGAAATCAACGAAATCAACGAAATCAACGAAATCAACGAAATCAACGAAATCAACGAAATCAA